AGAATTGTTTTGAGTTCACCTCAACATCACATTATATTTATACTTCAAACACTATACAAAGTCAACAAGCAATCCTTCATGAAACATTTCTACCGGATGCATCTTTCCATAGAACTCATTCTGTTCCCATGATTGGTCTTCATCATTCCAATCAAACCAAGGACTGACACCCAAAATAATATTGATTCTTTTGGATATTTCTCCATTTTTTCTTATAACAGCATGCGGTTGTCCCGTATCAAAATGATACATATAGCCAGGATGCATAAGCATTTGTTCATCTTCGGTTGCTATGTATGCTGTTTTATCCAAATACAAAGGAATGTTAATACGAAAGTTCATATAGAAGGATTCGTCACGATGCCAATGCAAATCACCAGACTTCATCTCCACAATACGACCACGAACTATTGTTCTAGGTATCTGACTGAACACTTCCCCAAGGTAGCCAGATTCACAAGCCGGTGTCAATCGATTAAATCCGAGAGCATCGCTATAGGTGTTCTTACCGGTTTGGTTCTTTGCGGCTGGATTATACTTCCACTTATGATAATAAGGTCTCTCTTTTGACCACACCTCATGTGTGATTATATCTTTACTGTATAAAAAGTCCCAGGCTTCACCAGCTCCGTGATTGTTTACTTTGTCAAAGAACTCAACACGCAAGTCTTTTATATTGACTTGTTCAAATATCTCATTGCCTCTTTTACCAGCATACATCTCTGGTGGAAGATTGAACTTCCTGTTACCTAATGTTTGACAGTTTATATTGATATCTGATTGTCTGAAGTCTGGATTGTATGTAATAGATAGACCACCAAGTCTTTGGCTACGGAGATCTGATGCTCCGTATCCCTCACCAAAGTTTGCTATCAAAAATCCATGCCATCCAAACATACTGAAAGCTGCTTCAACAGCAGCTTGTAAGTTACTGACTGGAAGATTCATTTCCAGTCTGTATATCTTGTGTGGCCATGCCCAGGCTCTTTTTACGTTGTTGACTCTTTCTACAATATCAGTCTCTCGTCTGAGGAAAGAGTCAACTGTATCACAGTCTGGGATATCCTTTTTGTAAAACTTATAACCCATACAATCCATTCTCTTTACATAGCAGCATTGTTCGACCATCTTTATCAAACAACTTAGCTTTGATCTCGTTCTGGTAGTCTCTAATATAGCTTCCAGCGTATTTAGTCATGCATCCTGAAGGCTTCTGACCAAACTTTTTACAAGCAATCCTAAAAGCCTGTTTTGCAGTGATATAGTTGTTCTCATACATTGCAAGAACGTCGATTTTGAACTCTAAAGGTCGTTTACTCATAGAAATGCTCCTCCATCTCATTTAAGAACTCATTGATATCATCTAGTGGAATCTGATGAACAGAATGCGCATCCGCACACATAACTACGTAACTAGCCAAACTGTGTGGAATTTCATGGTGATCTTCGAAGTTGTATTTCATTTGATTTCCTCTCATACCTTAGTATACATCATAATTGAAACAGGGTCAACAACTTTTTTCAAAAACTTTTTTTAAAATAATTGTTTTTTAGTGTTGACCTTTTTGATAAACGGTAGTATACTATATTAATAATGAGGAGAGCAGATATGACACATACATTTGACGAGACCATTATTTCAGATCTTCATAAGGAAGCAAGAGGATTTCGTCCTCGTGCTGGTAACTGGTTCTGCGATAAGTGGGACAGTGCCGACGATGATGGCAAGCAAGCCATCTGGGATGGTCTTATTGCAGAAATGCAAGAGAATGATCTGGCAGCTGCCGATCATGAAGCAGCTTGCTTGATTGAGTTCAAGCAGCTTGTAGCCACCACCATTGAGAATGGTGCTGGTGATGAGATCACCGCTCTTAGGTGGTTGATTCAGGATGGTCGTCAAATTGACCATGGTCAAGACATCGATCACTTCTTTTGGGAGTACGGTGTTCTCCATACTGAGTATGGTAAGGAGTGTGCTGCTGCTCTCCTAAAAGTTTTTGAAAAAGAATGGAAGGAGCCGGATCAGCCGTTGACCGAAAGTGATTTACGTGTATAATAAGAGAATGAACAACTTAATAGGAGACTTGAATGTCACATAATCTTGAAGTAGTAAATGGTGAAGCACAAATGGCCTACACTGGAGAAGTTCCATGGCATGGTCTAGGTGTTAAGGTTGAAGAGAATCTTAGTCCTGCAGAGTTCCAAAAAGCTGCTGGTCTTGATTGGGATGTTATTGAGCGTCCTGTGTATGCAGAGTTCAATGGCAAACGTATTGAGTCAGGTCATAAGATGCTGATTCGTGAGACTGATGCTAAGCCTCTTACAATTATCACTGGTGATTGGAATCCAGTACAGAATTCTGAGGCTTTCGAGTTCTTCAATGAGTTCTGTGAAGTTGGAGCCATGAGAATGGAAACTGCTGGTTCATTGAAAGGTGGACAGTGGGTCTGGGCTTTGGCTAAGATGACTGATACATTTGAATTGTTCGGTGGCGATTCCATCGAAGGATATCTACTATTCTCTAACCCACACATTTATGGTCGTGGGATAGATATCCAACAGACTCTTACAAGGGTTGTATGTAACAATACTATCAATGTTGCACTACAAGGTCCTTCTAAGAATAAGGTTCGATTCAATCATCGTCGTGCTTTTGATGCTGATCTAGCTAAAGAACTTCTTGGTCTAGCTGCTGATAAGATGCAGTCCTTCAAAGATATGGCTCAGTTCTTAGGAACCAAGTCTTACAAGGATGAAATTGTAGCAGACTACTTCGATGAAGTGTTCCCTGGCTACTCTAAGAAGACAGAAGATAAGAAGTCTTCTAAGAATGCTTTGAGAGCTTTTGAAGTACTTGAGACACAGCCTGGAGCAGAATATGCTAAAGGTACATGGTGGCAGGCTCTTAATGCTGCTACTTACTTGGTCGATCATGAGATCGGTAAGTCTCAAGAGTCTCGTTTGATCTCTAACTTCTACGGATCTAACAAGCAGCTAAAGACTCGTGCTTTAGAGAAAGCTCTTGAATATGCTTCCTAAAATTGTTCTAGTAGCCGCTTCAGTTGCTCTGATGAGCACTGGAGCAATGGCTGCTGGACCTGATCCTTGTAATGTGAGAAAAACTACCACTGTCACAACAGACAAGAATGGTAAGGAGATTCTCACTAGCAAGATTACTGCGGACTGTGGTTTTGATGCTAATGCTCTTGAAAGAACAAGAAAGCTAGAATCAACATTGCGAGAAGTCCAAAACAGACTCCATTACATTGAAGAACGTCAAAAGCCTGTTGTAGTTGCTAAGGTACCTAAGGCTGCTCCTGTGGAACCAGTACAGGAAGTAGTATTATTAGGACCTGTTGACAAAGATCCGCTTTTGATAGACTATAAAGGTAAGCGAGTACCTCGATGGAACACTAAGGCGTTTCTTAGAGGATTTTTCAACGGCCTGCGTGAAGGGAATTCATAATGAATAGGTCAATTAAGATTGGTGTAACTGGGTTAGGTCTGTTAGGCTTAACTGCTTGTGGATCTACAAACATTTCTAGTTTGTCTGAGACACCACCTTATGGAGCTAAAGCTCTGTATAACTACAATGTGAAAGCTAATAAGGAACAAGTTGAAAAGATTCCTGATTGGTATCTGAAGATGCCTAAGTCTGAGGATAGTATCTATGCTGTAGGAACTTCTGCTACACCAGATCTACAATTGTCTGTTGATATGGCTATACTAATGGCTAAGACTACTCTGGCTGATAGGTTTCAGAGTCAGTTGAGATCTCAGACTAAAAACTTTATTGCTAAGGTTGGTTCTACAGCTGTAGACACCTCTGTAATAAATGAGCTTGAAAGAGTGACTAAGAATCTAGTTGCTGATACTGATGTCTCTGGCTACAGCTTAGTTGAGAATGTTGTACAGTCTGCTGGTAATCAGTTCCGAGCTTATGTACTACTGAAGTATAATGATGAGGAAGCTAGTAAAGTTCTCATGAATCGTCTCAAGAAAGATAGGATGTTAATGGCTAAGATCCGATCTAACACAGCATTTAAAGAGTTAGATAAGAATGTTGCTGCATCTAAGAAGGAGACAAGGAGTGATCAAGAAGCTGTCATTAAGTCTTATACTAACCAGTAGTATTTTAGTGAGTCCGGCTCAAGCCATTGAGCCGATCTCTATTGCCGCTAGTGTAGTTGGTGGATCTATCTTTTGTAAAATGATATCATGCAAGACCGTTGTCAATAAGACGGAATTGATTGATCTTTATAAGACTAGACAACATCAACAAGCGCGCTTTGAGGATATCAGAAAGAATGGATTACAACTAAACTTTGATGAGAAGTTTTGCAGGTCTATTCCTGATACTGAGGGTGCAATGTGTTATGAAAATGGAAAATGGAGTATGAAATAATGGAAACTGTATTAGTAGTTAGTGGAGTGATGTTTGCACTTCCTTTGGCATTCATGGCAGCATATGGTATCATAGGTACCACAGTTGACTTGGCTCAATTTGCTATGGAGGGTGTTATAAATATAGTGACATTCCCTTTCACTTAGGAGTATATAATGGTATCAAGAAATGAAGTATTTGTCTTCCTGGATCAGTTAAGAGCATCCGGGAAGGTAAATATGTTTGAAGCGCCAAAGCACTTAGAACATAGATTTGACATGACCCCAGAAGAAGCCAAGATGGACTTCTTTCAATGGACACAACATTTACAGCGAGATGAAGATGCGAACAGCAAAGAGATCGACACGAGCGTTGCCGAAGGATGGGGCACCAAAGAAGAAGATACGAAAGATCAGAAAGCCGCTAACTCCTGAACAGAAAGCTGAACGCGTTGAGCGTTTAGCTAAAGCTCGTGCAGCTAAAGGTCCTTCTGAACATAAGTCTGTACACTCATCTGTAAGTAGAGATGATAAAGATCCAGTTAATGTGACTACTGTCAGAAAGTGGATCAGATCTAATCAAGAAAGACTAGCAGCTGCAAAAGCAAGCCTCAAGCTCAATGAAAAGAATAGAGAGCTGAACAATGAGGTTAATATTCTCGACACCTATGTCCACAATATGCAATCATATCTCCGTACTGGAGTATGGTTGGACCATAGGTGGGGTGAGAATATGGAAGGCAGAATCAATAGTATTGTAAGAGTTAATGCATATCATTGGCATCCTGCTGATCCATTTATTGGTATGGTTAAACGTCAAGTAGGTACATGGTATCAGGATATTGGTCTATGGACACAAGAGATGCATGAAGAATACTATGGTATACCTGAGTTTGATGACGTAAAGCCTAAAACAAAAACAAAGGTAAAGAGAAAAACTAAGGCACGAAAGAAGCCTAAATAACAAGTAAACAATGTTAGAGGGCTATATATGTCGAATGTAATTGCGTTTCCCACACACAAAGTTGGTTTACGTCCTCCGCAAAATGAAGCTGAACTCAAGGCTCATGCGGAAGCTATAAGAACTAAGTTTATACAAGACCATGCTACTGACTTTGCTTTTGATGTATTCAGATCACTAGAAACGCATGGGTTTGACCTTCGAAGCAGCACTGATATAAAATATGATCTTGTATTAATCAGTGAAGCTATTAAGTCTGCAATGTGCAGATCTCTTGAGCAAAAACATCCTCTACAAGAGTTTGCTCAAAACATCATTAACTTGAAAGATGCTGATATCAGCTTTGATGATTTTGATGAAGAGGATGGCTAACACAAAGGAATAGTTATGATTTTAGTTGATATGAACCAAGTGATGATTTCTAATCTGATGGCACAGATAGGAAGTCACCATAACGTGGAACTTAATGAAGACCTAGTTAGACATATGGTTCTGAATTCTCTTAGAGGATACAGAAACAAATTTACAGAACAATATGGTGAGTTAGTAATATGCTGCGATGATAAGAACTTCTGGCGTAAGAAGCTATATCCATATTACAAAGCCAATCGTAAGAAAGCAAGAAATGAATCTGATCTTGATTGGAGTAATCTATTCTCGTGTTTGAATGCTATAAGAGAAGAGATAAGAGAGTACTTTCCATATAAAGTTATACAGGTTGAGTCTGCTGAGGCAGATGATCTCATAGCTACTATCATTCATGACATCGAGGGTTCTCATCTAATGAATGGTCATTCTAAGCCTGTGTTGATTATGTCTGGGGATAAAGACTTTATACAGCTTCACAAATACAGTAATGTAAGTCAGTATGACCCAGTACGTAAGCGTTGGATCAAGCATGACAATCCTGAGAAGTATTTGATTGAACATATTGCCAAGGGTGACCGAGGTGATGGTGTACCAAACATCTTATCTAAGGATGATTGCTTTATCAATGGTAGACAAAAGCCATTGCGTTCAAAAGTACTAAATACTTTTATTGATATGAGAAATATTGAAGAAATAGAGAACTACCATACTGATCATATAACTAATTGGAACAGGAATAGACGACTCGTTGACTTGTCTCTTGTTCCAGACTATATTAAAGATGAAGTGAAGAAGCAATACAATGAGGAATTTGAACCAAAGCGTGATCAGCTCTATACATATTTCCTCAACAAGAAACTTAAAGGATTAATGGAAAACATAGGTGATTTTTAATGGCTTATACTAAAGCTCTGTATGAGATAATTGACGAAGTTAGGAAATCTAAAAACGTTAAAATAAAAGCTGAGATTCTAAAAGAAAATGAATCTACAGCACTAATCGACTTACTACAACTGACATACAATCCTGGTATCAAATGGTTGCTCCCAGAAGGTGAGCCTCCATATAAACCAGCTGAAGGTGTGAATGAAGATGGTGAAGGAACAGATCTCGAAGGTGCCTTGATAGGCAAGATGAGAATGATGAAGTACTTCATTTCAGTTGATGGTAATATACTAGAACCAATCAAACCAGCAAGAAGAGAGGTAGTGTTTATACAGCTCCTTGAAACTGTAGCCCCCAAGGATGCTAAGTTAATTTTAGAAATGAAAAGTGGAGCAATCAAAGGTGTTTCCACTGGTGTGGTAGAAAAGGCTTTCCCCCAGATCCAAACAAAATAGGAGGCTAATATGAGTCCCGTCAAATCATCCCCCTTCATGTATGAGTATGATGAAGGAGAAGAGAAGAAGTCTATGAAGTTCAAAAAAGCTATCAATGCTCGTAAGAAGAAAAACAAAGTGAATGCAGCTCTTCGTACAAAAGATGTGCAATATATTATGGATATGGAAGACGAAATCTAGTGCCAACTTATACTATTGAAGACACCAAGACAAACAAAACATATGATGTGAATGTAAAGTGGGAAGAACTCAAAGAGCTCTTAGTACGACATCCCCATCTAAGAAAAGTAATAACAGCTCCTAACATTATTGGTGGTGTTGGAGGCTTCAAGACAGACTCAGGATGGAAGGACCTTCTGAAGACTGTTAAAAAAGGATCTGGCGCCGGTAATACGATTGATATTTGACATGGCTCGTAGATTAACTAAGCGTCAGAAGCGTATGCTGCGTCAGGATGGGCTGTTGGATGAACACAATGAAGTGCGACAGGGTAAGTTCAATCTTATTGACATTGAAGGTGCATTTGATCTAACTGATACTCAAGAACAAGTTATGGATGCATATGAGTCTGGTAAGCACCTAGTGTTACATGGTATGGCAGGCACAGGTAAGACCTTCCTTTCAATGTTTCTTGCATTGAATGAGATACAGAACAATCCTATTGGTGATGGGCCTCAGAAAGTATTCATAGTTAGGTCAGTAGTCCCCACAAGAGACATGGGGTTTTTGCCTGGCAATTGGCAGCAGAAGTCTGCGGTTTATTCAGAGCCATATAGACAGATAGCCAGTGAGTTATACGGACGTGGTGATGCATATGATATACTATCTAACAAGAACATGGTAGAGTTTATCACTACTAGTTTTGTAAGAGGTACGACATTCCGTAACTGTGTTATTGTTGTAGATGAAATGAACAATATGAACTTCCATGAGCTTGACAGTCTTATAACCAGAGTAGGTGAGAACTGTAGGATAATATTCTGCGGTGATTACAGACAAACAGACTTGACTCTTGAACAAGATAAGAATGGTTTGAAGCAGTTTCAAAAGATACTAAATAACATCGAGTCATTTGCAAGTTTTGAATTTGGAGTAGATGACATAGTGAGATCCGGTATAGTCCGGGAGTATATTATTGAAAAGAGCAACCTTGGGTATGTTTAAGCACACATTAGTTGAATTTGATGAACTTGAAACTATAACAGAAGATAAGAAAAGATTTTATCTTACACCAGAAGGCAATAAGTATCCTTCTGTAACTACTGTGTGTAGTCTAGCCACTATTGATAGTATCAAGAAGTGGCGTAAGAGAGTTGGTAACGAACAAGCCAATAAGATATCATCTAAGGCCTCATCACGAGGTACTAAGGTGCATAAGTTGGTTGAAGACTATGTTAACAACAAAGAACTAGACTTTGAGAATGTACTACCAGTTAATCTGTTTATGTTCAAACAGATAAAGCCTATATTAGATACTTACCTAGAAAATGTCTATGCAATAGAATGTCCATTGTATAGTGACTACCTTGAGACTGCAGGTCGTGTTGATTGTATTGGTACATTCAAAGGTAAGCCTGCCATCATTGACTTCAAGACAGCTAACAAAAGAAAGCAGCGGTCTTGGATTCACAATTACTTTATGCAAGAAGCAGCTTATGCAGTTATGTTTGAAGAACGTACTAAGATACCTATCTCAAGAATAGTAACTGTTATTGCTGTAGAACAAGATGAACCCCAATTGTTTATTGAAAAGAGAGATGACTATATCAATCTCTTTCAACAATATAGATCTCTTTATAAGGAGAAGTACAGTGTATAAAATATTAGTTGGTGTGCTAATCTCATTGTTTATTAGTACAGCAGCATTTTCTAAAGATCGTGGATACATGAGCAGTAAACCAGCAGCATGCATGGAAACAAATGCAATGTTAAAAAAGTTTACTGATGATAAAAACGAACAAGTTGTCTTTAAATACAATGATCCAATACACAATACAATAGGTATGATATTCTACAATCCAGTACTAAAAGTAGTCCATGCTGTTGAGCTTGCTCCAGCTAATGGAGGTGTCAATGCTTGTGTGATTGTATTTGGTAAAGACGTAAAAGCTATTACTTGGAAATCGACAGAGTAGCTTCTGGAAATTTTTCTTTCCATTCATCTACACTAATATACTCAATGGGTGGGGTGTGATTCCCTTCCCATGCAAGTACTTGCCATGCTTTCCAATTGTCTTCATCTGGGAATGTCTTGAACATTTTGTCCTTGACTACATTGAAGCTCGTATTGTATTGCTTGTTGAAAAACTTACATATAACATTCAATGGTCTTATTCTTTGGACATGTTCCATTGTCATGATCATAGAGTTTCTACCAGATGATGCCATTTCTCTTTGTGTAGGAAACAAATAAGCTGATTTAGCCGGCCAATCAGCCTTGTATACGCCTCTCTGAACCGGTCCAAGTAGCTCACTGGTCCTCTTACGGAACTTAGGTGCTACATAAAGTCTTGACATAACTCTATAGATACCAACAGGAAAGTTATGCTTTTGTACAGCTGCACAACACCATATCTCACCATCTATCTTTGAGAATGTCCACATAGGATATGTTTTCCAGAAGTCTTTAT